TTTATCATTGGGTTTCTGGGCGCGTATGTTCTAACACTTTTTTCCATTCAAAGTGTTGGTCTACATTATACTTCTATTATTGTGTTTATCACATTCTTAATAATGTATAATATTGTTAGTTGGTATAAATCAGTTATTAACAAAACAGATAAGGAAGTTGCTACTAAAGAATTGGATATTTGGTTAGATCATGTCGAACAAGATTATAAGAGAAATGATAATATTGATAGACAATTGGTTAATCCAATTTATTCTCATACTAAGGATCAATTGTTTACTCAAAGAGATAAGTATCTGAATAATTCACTCAGGAAACTTATGTTCAAGAAACTATATTAACATTTACTTATATATAAATAGGAATAGTAACATGGCAAAGATTAAATATCGTTTTTATGATGTTATAGTAGAATGTGATGTTATACAGGGGTATGTTGATAGGGTGTTAATCGAATTTCATAACCCCTATACTAATCAAAAGGTTGAAAAGTTAGTAGATTATAAACGATTAATTTTTCCGCAGTTTTGTGATGTTGCTATTCCATAAAATCAATAGGAGAAAAAAAGATGTTTCAAATTTCTAAATACGCGGCTAGTTATTTTTGTTTATTTTGTGCTACATTTGCAGTCACATTAGGAGTAAATTATTTAATTTTTACTGTTTAATAAATAATATATTAACTAAAGGGGATTACTATGCCAATATATGAATTTAAGAATACTGATAGCGGGGAAGTGTTTGAAAAAAATATGACGTTTTCTGACAAAGAACAATATCTATCAGAGAATGAAAATATTAAATCACATTTTTCAAAGTTTCCTGGTTTGTGTGATCCTGTTAGATTAGGTATTACTAAACCAAATGAAGGGTGGAAAGAAGTATTACAGAAGATTAATGAACGTACTCCCGGTGCTACTCTAAAAGATCATTCTAATCTTACTCGACTATAATTATGATTACTTCTTTTAGAGATTGGAATAACGAATTTATCGGATTCGCTAATAGTGGTGGTAATCCTGATAATTATAAAGATTTTAATAGTTCGCCCGATTTAATGCTCGGTTATGGTGGTGGACCTCCTACTCCTGATCAATATCGCAATAAAATTGATGAGAATCTTAATCCCAGAGAAAAATCAATAATTGTTAATACCGATAAAAATTATTTAGAAGATCCTGAGAAAGATAACAGAACAAATAAATATTCTCCTGAAGATATAGGAATTCCTAAAAAAGAATCGGTCAATTATGTTTTTCCATATTTTAATAATGAACACGTAAAACATATTAGATCATTATTAAACAATACAGATACCTCACACCCCAAATATAATAGTATTCTTAATCATTATACTACTAATAGTTATAATCTAAATACTACGTTAATGGATTGTGATAGGAACAATAAAAAACCACCAAATATTATTCGTGCTAACAATAATGCCAATTCTAAAATTGATATAAGAGAGTTAGACAAATTAATTAATCAGCATTTATTGCCTAATAGTATGACAGTATATTCAGGTATTCATTTCCACCCTCTTCAACATATGGGTAAAGTTGCTCGTTTACCTGCATATCTTTCTACGTCATTATCTCCACATGTTTCTAAGGATTTTGGTGTTAATACATATTATATGGATAAAAGTATGGATAAACATTTTGTAAAAAACATTTTAAGAATCCATTTACCAAAAGGTTTTCCTCATTTGTTTACTGATCCATCTAGTAATTCACCAGGACAAGGAGAATTAATTTTGCCCAGAAATATGAAAATGCAATTAGGGCAACAACCTACACATGCTATAATCGGAACTTTTAGTAACCATTTTACTAACAAAGATAGTACCGAACAATCCATTTATCACATTTGGACCGGAAGAATATTACCATGATTAATAAATCATTCAAGGAATATATTAACAATAAAGAATCATTAGTTTTTGCTAATAGTGGCGGACATAAAGATCAATACAAAGATTTTAATAATCAATCAAATTTAGTATATGCTAATAGTGGCGGACCTAAAGATCAGCATAAAGAGTTTACCGATGAAAAAATTCTAATTAAGGAAAATCTTAATCCTAAGAATGGTCCGGTAATTATTAATAGTGCGAATAGATGGCTTAGAGATCCTGAAAAATCAGATACTGCATCAGATCATATTCCGCATAGTTTAGGAATACCTTCTTATCATGGTGCTCCTTATGTATTTCCTGATTATACACAAGAACAAGCAAAACACGTAAAAGCATTATTAGATAATACTAAGGTAAGTGATACCTATTATACTTTAATGCATAATTATACTGCGGGTAGTGCTCAATTAAATTCCGAGTTATTTCATGCGGCCAAGAATAACAAACCCACACCTATTTTTGTAGATGGTATGGATGTTGGTGATTTAGATGGATTAATTAAAAAACACACTTTACCGCATGATATGACTGTTTATACAGGAACTCATTTTAAGCCTTCTGAACATATGGGAAAGATAGTAAGATTTCCAGCGTTTACTTCTACTTCATTAACACCTCATGTATCTAAAGAATTTGGTGTATATGAACTTAGTGGGCACGAATATGATGGAACAAGACAATCACATATTAATATACTGAGGATTAATTTACCTAAAGGGTTTAATCATGTATTTACTGATCCAGGTAGTGTTTATCCAGGTCAATCAGAACTCATTCTACCCAGAAATATAAGAATGCAAATAGGTCAAACTCCTACTCATATTATTCATGGAAGTTTTTATGATCATTTTGATAGACACCAATATAGCGATCAACATTTTCATATTTGGAATGCCAGAATATTACCCAATTAGGTTATTAAATGACTATTAAAAAAACTTATAAACAATTAAAAAATAATTTACCCGTAGGTTATGGTTCTATTGGTAATCGAGAACATATTCCTATTGAAAACAATGATAATATTCCTATTGGGTACGGAAGTATTAGTAATAGACCACAAATTGATATGAATAAAACAATTAATGAATGGGCATATGATAATGCTATTCCCCATTCTGAATATGAAAAAGATCCAGAAAAGTTTGCCCATGTTACTCATGAAGACCCTGATGCTTGGGGATTTTATGGGATGGAAGATGAACTAAACAAGCATTATGGTAATCATAATGACCAAAAAAGAACGGATTTTTATCATTATACTAACGGAAGTTTTTTATTAAATCGTAATTTAATAAAACTTCACAAACAAGAAGAACCAGAGTATAATTCTTTTATTAGTTCCCATGATGATATTAGAAAATTAGCGAGTTTAACTGATAAAACTTTAGATAAATATTCTAATCCTGCTCCTAAAGATTTTCATGTTTATACCGGAATAGGCCCATCGTTACATATTCACGATCATAGAGAGAATGTGGGCGATAGAATGTTATTTCCTGCTTATACTTCTACCTCATTACACCCTCCAGTAACTACGGATTTTGCTAAACTTGGAAAAAATCCTATTAAAAAATATGGGGAAATAGTACGAATTCATATACCCAAAGATTCTACTTATGGTTCATATTTAGGCCCTACTGGATTACATCATAACGAATTTGAATATCTATTACATCGTGGAACTTTATTGCATTTTATGGGATCACCTAGAATAGTAAAATTCCGCAATAGTATCAACCCATTAATGATTCATGATGCTAAAATTATTAAACAAATTAGGAACCCCCTATGATAAAATTTAGAGATTTTTATAATCATGAAACATTACCTATTGGTTATGGTAATATTAGTAATAGAAATCCATTTGGTTATAATATTAATGAATGGGTCTATGATACCGGTATTTCCAGAGATGAATATGAACAACATAAAAGATTTTTTGCTAATCATTTTCATTATGACGGTAACATTAATAGAAAACAAGAATCAGAACTTAATGGTGAATTAGAACATCATTATCATGGTCCCTATAATCATGAGCAAAAAAAAGAAGATTTTAGTCTTTATACCGGAATGGCTAGTCACTCAGTAAATACATTATTAATTAAAGCACATCAAAGATTACCTTATAAAAGTGATATATTTAGTAATCAAGAGTTATATGAAATAGCACACGCAAATGATGATTTTATGCAACATTATATGCAAAAAGCACCTAAAGATTTCCATGTGTATACCGGAATAGGGCCAGATTTAGATATTGATTCTACCAGAAAAACACGTAGTAATAGAATGTTTTATCCTGCATTTACCTCTGCTTCTATTAACCCTAAAGTTGCTCTGGGATTTTCTACCAATCAAAAAGTTAAAGGACCAGAAAAGAAATATCGAGAAGTAGTTAGAATTCATATTCCTAAAAATTCTACTCATGGGATTTATCTAGGTTCTACTGGCTTGGGTAATTCTACTGATCATGAAGGTGAATTTTTAATTAACCGCAGAACTATTATGCAATATATGGGTGAACCTAGAATAAGTAGATTAGGAATAAATCAAGACCCTGTTTTAGTCCATGATGCCAGAATTATTAAACAATACCCAGTAAAATAATGAAAAACTTTATTTATCATGATATTAAAGAAATTGAACAAATTAATTCAGAGAACGGTAGAAAATATAAATTACCCTCTAAACTAATAGTTCCATCGGTTACTAATGTATGTGGATTATTAGGACGAGAATCTATTAAAGAATGGCGTAATAAAGTAGGAGAACAAGCGGCTAATAGAATTTCTAACATTGCTTCTAGCAGAGGTACTAGAATTCATACTTTATCAGAAAAATATCTTAAATCAGAGGCGTATGATATTGATGATAATGATATTAAAGTATTCAATTCTATGATTCCAGAGTTAAATAAGATAGATAATATTCATGCGCTAGAAACAAGATTATATTCAGAGAAATTAAAAGTAGCAGGAACAGTAGATATCATTGCTGAATATGATAATCAATTATCTACTATTGATATTAAAACATCATCAAAACCAAAACGTAAAGATTGGATCAGTAATTATTTTTTCCAAACTGCTTCTTATTCATTTATGTTTACTGAATTAACTGGAATATCAATAAAAAATATGGTAATTATTATTGGAGTAGATAATAACAAACCACAAATATTCAGGGAAAAAGTTATTGAATGGTTCCCTGGTTTTATTAATCTTAGAAAACAATTTAGAGAGGAGTATGGATATTGATTTCTTATAGCACACTTAAAGAACAACTAAATGTTCCAGTAAAAAACATTGAAACATTAGCAAAACAACATAATAAACCATTAGACTATATGCAAAAACAATTAAAAACAGGTATTGCAGTAGAAAAAGAACATTCTAAAGATCATAATACCGCTGAAAAAATTGCCCTAGCACATTTAGGAGAAAAACATGATTATTATATTAAATTACGGAAATATGTAGAGTAATAAATAGTAGTACACCGCTTACAAAGGAATTATAAACCCCTTATGACTCGCAGATAATCTATAAAGATTATCAATTCTTAAATAAATCATTACTTGACATTATACATTTTTTATAGTATAATATTTTCTTCAGTAATGATTATAAAAATCAGTTACATAACAGATTTTTTACAAACAGGAGGTAACTCTATGCGTAAACTATTTAGTATATTATTATTATTAAGTATCAGTGACTTATCATTTGCAAAAATAAACAATTCATCTAAAAAACAAATAGAGTGTTTAGCGCACAATATTTATCACGAAAGTAGAGGAGAACCCTATAAAGGTAGATTATCAGTTGGCATGGTAGTAATGAATAGAACAAAAAGTGGTAAATATCCAGAGGATGTTTGTTCTGTTATTAATCAAAAAGGACAATTTTCATGGGTAGGTAAAAAGAAAAAAACCAATGATATTGTTGCTTTTAATGATAGTAAAGAAATAGCGGAATATGTTTATCACAACCATGATAAAATTGATGATCCTACTCATGGTGCTTTATACTTTAATTCGGGTAAAACTAAAAAATGGAAACTCAAGAACCTTACTGTAATAGGTAAACATAAATTTTATAAATGAGGGATATGTTATATGAATCTAGCAATACCAGTACAGCCCATTATTCAACATCAGAATTATATTAATAGTGTAGATAAGTATTCAAAAAAATATAATATTTTTCTGGATTCTGATATTGGAGAACCCTCTGATTATAGAGATTTTTTAACTATTTTATTTAACAGTTCTAATGTTGATGAGATTCATATTTACATTAATTGTTTTGGTGGTAATTTAGATACTACTTTATCATTAGTAGAGGGTATTAAATCATCCCCTGCTAAAGTAACTGCAATATTAATGGGTCCATGTCATTCTGCTGCCTCTATTATCGCTCTAAATTGCGATGAAATTGTAATTTTAGATAATGCCTATGCCATGATTCATACTGCTTCTATGGGTTATTCTGGTAATGTTGGTAATATTAAAAGTCATACCGATTTTGCTGTTAATCAAATAGAAAAATTAATAACCTCTACTTATGAAGGTTTTCTTACCCCAGAAGAATTAGATAAAGTAAAATCTGGTTCTGAACTTTGGTTTAATGCTAAAGAACTTAGAAAACGTATCAAAAATAAATATAAACTATTAAAGAAGCAAAGCAAAAATGTATAATGTCTATAATTGCAATTTATTAATCTATAAAGAAAAAGATTTAAGTAAACTATATTCTTTATTAAAACCATTATCAAATTTTATGGTTATTAATTACAAATGGAATGGTGGCAAAATTATTAAGGAAAATGGAATAATTCGTTATGAATATTTTGATGAACAAACTATTCTTCCATTAGATGCCACATTAATTATTTGCGTATTAAATGCTTATAAAAAACGCAAATTAGAAAATATCAATAAGTAATTCTGTTTATTGATATTAGTAGTAAGTGAAATCTATATTATATAATTAAACAAAAACCGAGGAAAATCTTATGATTAAACATCTAGTATTAACTACAGCACTAATTTCCACACCTATCTATGCCAATATTTTTACTGGCGCAGATTATACTTATTATAGTGGTGTTGGGAAAAACTCTGCCTACAGTGCTAATGCTTATTCACTCAATTTTGGTGGAAAAGTGTATGATTCTAAACTTGATTCAGTAACTCTCGATCTTAGAACTGAATATCAAGATATTACTGATACCGATACATCAGTAAACCAATTAGAAGGTGGAGCATCTTATCTCTATAATCTTAATTCTGATTGGGGAATTGGTGGCAGAATTGGTCTAGGTAATAATTGGGTATCCAATATTACTAAAACTGATTTTCAATATTACTCAGTACAACCAGAAGTTAAATATTATCCATCAAAGGATTCTTCTGTAGGAGTCGCCTATAGATTCCGTGATAGTTTTGATACAGAGGATAATTATCAAACAAACGCCTTTAGATTAAATGGCGAATATGCTTTCGATAATCATAACTCTATTGTTGGTGGATACGACTACAGCATTGGAGATGTGGAGTATAATGCCTTCAAAGTAGGCTATCTAGCACGTTTCTAATATAAAAAATAGGGATATTTGGTACAAGGATGTATCTTTTCTTTTGTCTCATAAATACCACAAAAATATCTGTTGACTAGGGTTCATATTTATTTTATAATATCTTTACTGAATCAAGCAACGGGACATTATAATGAGTAAAATTTCAATTAGTAAAAATGAGTGGTACCCAGTTTATACATTGGATACTGAACCCGCTTCATATGAAAAACAAATAGAAGTTTCTGCCGAATTAATCGAGGAATATTCTTCCGTTTTAGAACACTTTAATGAATTACAACAAACAATCAAATCTTTATTTAACGAATTTTATACTTAACTTTTAATAATAATATCAATTAGTTGACTAAGGTTCGTATTTATTCTATAATATCTTTACTGAATCAAAAAACGGATACCTACATGAAAATTTACTTCAAGGTTAATACAACTATTGAATCTGAAGATATTACTGATGCATTGGAAAAAATAGGTAATTATTTTTTATCTTATAGTTCTAATCTGAAGTTAGATACAGATGAAACCCCAGAAAATATTTTTAACACTGGCTCTTTCATAATTAGTGCCGAAGATAAATCTCAAAATTTTGTTATTGACTATACGGTATGAATATGCAAAAATCTATCAAAATCACCCGTACACATATTACTATTAAAACCCCAATTTGGGAACTAACCTCTGGTATTAATTGGAGTGGCTTTATGATTTTTCGTAATACTGGAAATGGTTGGTACGCACATAACAACACTTTTTATTGGATCAGATTTAATTCTTTAGATGGATATGGAATTACACCCAAAACCTTGGCTAATATTATACGGTATATGGATCATTTTTATAAAACAGAATTAATCGGCAAAGTATGAATACCTTCTTTACATCAGATCCTCATTTTTTCCACAAAAATATCTATTGACTAGGGTTCGTATTTATTCTATAATATCTTTACTGAATCAAATAATGGTCATCAAATAAATGATAAACCCTACTGTTTTATATCCTTCTGTTTTATATGTTGTGTTGGACGATAGAGATGTATCTGTTATTGGTGTATATTCGGATAAACATGCCGCCCGTAAAATGTGTGAACAATCTCCTCATTATTCTATAGATGAATCCTTTATTAACGAAATAGAACTATAAAATAGAATGAATATATTCTTTACATCGGATACACATTTTTTTCATAAAAACATCATTAAATATTCTTCTAATAGAAGTCATTTTTCTGATGTAGAAGAAATGAATGAATCTATTATCGAACAATGGAATGATACAATTAATAATGATGATGTTGTTTATCATCTAGGTGATTTTGCTTTTAGTAATGCCGAAAAGGCTACCAATATCGCTAAAAGATTAAATGGAAAAATTTATCTAATACCTGGGAACCATGACCATAAGTTAATTAAGTCAATTGATTTCTGTAATTGTTTTGAAGAAATATTACCAAAATATTATGAACTAAAGATCGGTAAACAATTTATCATTTTATGCCATTATCCTATTTTTAGATGGAATGGCATGGAATATGATTCACTACATTTTCATGGACATACTCATGGAACCTTACCAACTTATCACAAAAATGCTATAGACGTTGGAATAGATGCTAATCCTTATGGTAGTATGGCACCATGGGAATATTCGGAAATTATCTCCCATATTACCTCATAAAAATATTTTATTAGACATTTATTACCAATAATAGTATACTTGATTCACAAAATGGAAAAAAGAATGGAAAAGATCAAGCCAATTATCGAGTTGCTCTACTATGACTACCCCCAAGTTTTTATAGGGCGCAATATTGAGGATCAAAATTATTGCTGTATGGTAATTACCGAGAATGAGTTTGGTCCACAATATCTCTGTACTCCAATATCAGATCAACGAACTCAGAGGATTTCAGATGGGTATATTGATTTACGAGATGTTTATGAGTACCCAGAGGTGAATTATTTTTATTTGGCAAGTTATAACGAAGAAGACGAAGAATCAATATCTCTAATTCTACAAGACTATACATCATGTCCTGAAGAATTTTTACCAAATTCATAAAATTACACAAAGAGAAAAAAAAATGACCATTTCAGAAATGATTAGCGTATTAATTGCCCATAAAAGTGGTAAACCTATTGAAACTAGGGTGAAGGGTGGTAATGGTAATGGTGCTTGGGTTGGTGTATCAGAACCTCTATTTAATTTTGAAAAACAAGAATATAGAGTTAGACCAAATTATCTAAATTATAGAGTAGGAGTAAATAAAGTAAATAATATTTATGTTGTGTTTATAATAACAGAATTGAGCGAAGAACAAGTGGCAGAAAACAATCGTAGTTTTTTACGTTGGGAAACAGAATGGAGAACCATAAATGAGTAATGTTCCAAAATTTACAGTATTAAAAGATGAAGATGATTTTGTTATTGAGATTAATAGTGGAAAATATAAAGATGTCTACTATTCCTATAAGAATATCGATCTAGTAGAAAATGATCTATCCTATGATTTAGAAGTATTTAATGATAATGGTTTTATTAATGATAAGAGATTCCTCAATATTACTAAAAAAATTATGATGGAAATTCTAAACAAATTTATGGAAAATAGGGATACTATTAATGGTTAATATCACATTTGAAAAATTTAAGGTAATTGTTACTAGATTATACAAATTAAATCTAAGTACAGAACAATATCTAAAAGCATTAGGAGAGATTGACCCCGATTTAGAAGATCATTTTACAGAAAGTAAGCCAGTAAACAATTTATATCTAATGAATGATATTTTAATGATACAATGTTTTGGTGATTTATCAGATGTTGTTAATTGGTTATTTTATGATTTTCAAGATGGTGAAACAAATATTCTACATCATGAAAACGATGTCTATTATATCAACAACCTAGACGAATATTTTAATACAATTAAAGAGATTTATTATTAATATGTTAAACGTGCAGCAATTTCTGGTTGATAATTCTGTAGAAGAATTAGTAAAGCAATATAATATTAAAGTTAGGGATTATCCTGAAGATAATATTTTAATGTTGAATTATGATATGATTGATTCTCCTAAGACGCATCCTATTACTATGGAATGTCGTTCTCTAATTTTAGATAGAACTAATTACAATATTATCTCTAAGAAATTTGATCGTTTTTTTAATCTAGGTGAGAATCCAGAATCTTATCTTGATTTTGATTGGGATAATTGTTATATCACTGAAAAGGTAGATGGCAGTTTAACAGGGGTATATTATAATCCTAATACCGCTAGATTTGAAATTAGTTCTCGTTCTCAGGCAAAAGCTGAATTAGATCATGAAGTATTTGGTAATTGGCGAGAAGTTATAATCTCTACTTTTGGATTTAATTCTGAGGAAGAGTTTCAGGAATTTTTTAATGAAATAAGAAATTCAAAAGATATCACCTTTATTTTTGAATTTATTTCTCCACTTAATCGAATTGTTACTCCTTATTCAGAACCTAAGATGGTATTTCTGGGTGGAACTTTTACTGATAATGAACCATTATCTAAATATGATATGGGTTTTTTCATGGAGAATTATTTCAATAAAATTAATGTAAGATTACCAGAATTTTATGATATTCCCCATGATACCGATGCCTTAATTAAATTGGCTAATACGCTTCCTAATCTTCAGGAAGGATTTGTATTATGGGACGAACATACAAATAAAAGAATTAAGTTAAAATCTACTGCTTATTTAGTAGCACATAGAATGCGTGGGGAAGACAGCAAACCTACTAGAAAGAATATTCTTAATCTTATTTTTACCGGAGAAGTTGATGAGTTTCTAGTGTACTTCCCTGAATATAAGGAATTCTTTGATAAAGAAAATGATAATATCAATGATCTTAATCAAAATCTTAATTCATTATGGCAATCAGTAAAACATATTGAGGATCAAAAGGAATTTGCCCTAAAAATTAAGGATAATGATTTATCATCAATTTTATTCATGGCTAAGAAACAAGGTATTCATCCTATTCAGGTATTTCATAATTTACCAGCAGATAAAAAAATAAGGTATTTCAATGTATAAAATTTATAACCCCGTTACCAATAATTATGCGAAAGGGGGAATAGATGACTTATGGACCAAGCACGGAAAAATTTGGCCAACAATAAATAATTTGAAATTACATTTGAGTGTTGTTAAATCATATCCGTATACTAATAGATACCAAAAATATATTACTCATGGTTGTATGGTTATTAATGTCTTGACAGATGAAGAATTTCCTATTAAACTACTCATTGATAACCCAGAGAACTTTTAATTATGTATAGAATTTATAACCCTGTAACAAATAAATATTCCAAGGGTGGTAGCAGCATATGGTCATTATGGAGTAAAAATGGAAAAGTTTGGGCTACCATGGGAAACCTAAAATTACACTTGACTATGATAAAAGACAAATATTATAATAGACCCACATTAGATAATTATTTACAGGATAATTGTGTGGTTATTAATGTCTTGACAAATGAAGAATTTCCTGTTAAACTACTTATTGATAACCCAGAGAATTTTTAATTATGTACAGAATTTATAATCCAATAACTAAGTTATATGCCAATGGCGGTGTATATAATGATTGGTCTAAAAATGGAAAAGTTTTTACAACTATGGGAAGTCTAAAAAAACATTTAACTTCGATTAAAAAATATTCATATAGTAAAATTGAAAGATATATTAGTGATGAATGTAAGGTTATTAATGTCTTGACAAATGAAGAATTTCCTGTTAAACTACTCATTGATAACCCAGAGAACTTTTAATGATTACTAATAATCGTTATACCAACCCTAAGGTAAGATTATTGAGTGATTTACACATGGAAGGGGGTCGATTTAACTATGAATATCTGGGCGAAGATATAGTAATTCTTGCTGGCGATATTCATACTCGCGGAAGACACGGTGAACTATTAGACCAAATACCTAAAAATGTTCAAATTTTAATGGTAGCAGGTAATCATGAGTTCTATCATTCTGAATTCAAATATGTAACTCAATGTCTAAAATCATTAGAAGATGAGTATGAAAATCTTAAATTTCTAAACAATGAAACTTTTGTCTATAATGATATTTATTTTTATGGCGGTACTATGTTTAGCGATTTTCTACTCTATAAACTACCTATGCAAAAAACGTGTGAATTGGTAGCAGAAAAAGGTATAAATGATTTTAGGATTATTTATGGCTACTGGGATATTAAACAACATAAAGAACAACATAAAGTGTTTAGTAAAGGATTAAAGAAATTTCAGAAGTTAGCGGGTAATAATAAGCAGGTAGTCATTAGTCACTTTTGCCCTTCTCCTGGTAGTATTGATTCAAGATATGGTAATGATCCATTAAATGCATATTTTACCAGTGATATGGAAAAGTATATGGGGTTTAATGGTTATTGGTTTCATGGACACACGCATTCAAGTTTCTATTATTCCAGAGGAGATACTAAAGTTATTTGTAATCCTAAAGGTTATGGAACTGAGAATAAAGAATTTGATCCTAATATGATTATTGAATTGGTATTTTGATGTTAGAATATTATCCTATCATTGAATTACCCACTAAAAAAATAGCAGCACTTATTATCTATAATAATACTGATGCTAGTGATGATCAGTATACTTCTGCTAACGATAATAATTATGAATTAGAAATTATTTCAACACCCCAGGAAACAAATGCTCTATATGAATTATGGGTAAATGCCACCAACAATGAAAATGTAATAACTGGAACTTTTGGAAAAAAATAAATGCCTAATCTACTCATTATTCGTGGTATTCCTGGATCTGGTAAAAGTACTCTAGCAAAATCATTATTGGCTTCTTCTAATGATTCTTGTCAATTAACTACTCCTAATTATAAAGGAATAGTTTATACTCATCATTATGAAGCCGATATGTTTTTCATTAATGATCATGGAATCTATGAATTTAATAAAGGATATATTAAATATGCCCATGAATGGTGCTTCGCTAATACTCTAAAAGCATTAATCAATAATCATAATGTTATTGTCTCTAATACATTCATTAAATTATGGGAATTAGAAAAATATCTTGCTCTAGTAGAATTGGTACAGAATACCAAAATAGAAGTTATTGAATTAACTGATAAACACAATTCTATTCACAATGTTCCTGAAACTACTATTAAAAAAATGGAACAATCTTTTGAACCTTACATTAAAGAGGTAATTAATGACTAATTTTACATCATCTAATGAATTTTCGCTTTATATTGAGAAGTTAGCCAAATCTGATAATACTAATTATATTGATGCTATCATTAATTATTGTGATAATCATATGCTAGAACCAGAGGAAATTACTAAATTTATTAATATTTCCCTAAAAGAAAAGTTAGTAAATGATTATAAAAATCTAAACTATTTAACAAAGGAACCTATCTTGAAATTTTAATGAATGGATTTAGAGCATTTCAATATCACATTGCCTTAAAAATTCACTTTACCAAACCAAATTTTTCAGTTTTCCAGAATAAAGGATTTTTAAGGGGGAAATACGAAACTTATCTAAATAGGAATGATTATTTATTATATGAAAGATTAGCAGTTAAGTATAGTACTCCTAAAGAAATCATTCAATTTTTAGCCTCTAATATCATGTATAACAATTTTGGAATAGTTTATGATATAGAAGAAAGCGATAACAATTATCAGGAATATCTTAGAAGAAAACAGTCGATTACTAAAATATTTCTGGATGATATGCACAAGTTATTAAACAAGAATATTGTATTAAATAATAGTAGACAAACGGCTGTAAATGTGTTAAACTTATTCTTAGGTAATAAAATTACTATAGAATCTGTTAGAATATTAGATGATTTGATTGGTGATATGATTGACACATTAAAAAAAGATAATAATACTATGTTGTTGTTTAGTAATGATATACTAAGAATTGAAAAATCAAAGGGATTTGTTTTTTATAAGAAAGAAAAAGTGTTACCAATTTATTTAAGTTATTTACAAGAGGAATTTTAAGGCATCATGGGTAAAACAGTTAGAAAAGAATCATTGGAAGAGTTTGATGATTTTATTGAAAATAGTAATCACAGAGGAGCAAAAGCACGGGTAATAGCAAAAAAGAAAAACACATTAAAAAATCCACACAGAAATGTTCAATTTTCTGAAAATGATGTTTATTATGATATCAATGCCTATAAAGATTATTATACTAAACATTAAACCGAAGTACCGAAATATCAAACGAAGTATCACAATTAATTAAATATATAGAGGAATTATTATGGTAGATATCGCATCATTAAAAAAAACCCGTAACAGTGATTTAGAAAAACTAAAATCCAAAATCGAAGAAGAAAACGCGGCCAGAAATTACGACGACAAACGCTTCTGGAAACCCGAACAAGACAAGGCCGGAAACGCCACCGCTACTATCCGCTTCCTTTACCAATTACCTGATGAACTACCCTATGTAAAATATTTGGCCTATTCATTTAAGGGTCCAACCGGCAATTATTATATTGAGAATTCATTGGTAACTTTCAAGCAACCTGATCCAGTCTATGAACTTAATGGTCGCCTATATAAAACGGGTATTGAAACCGACAAGTTAATTGCTAAGAATCAACGACTTAACACCAAGTATATTTCTAATATTCTAATGGTTAATGATCCTAAGCATCCAGAAAATAACGGAAATGTATTTTTATTCCGCTATGGTCCCCAAATTCATAAGATGATTACTAATAAGATTAGTCCTGAATTTGAGGATGAAGAATCTGTTAATGTTTTTGATTATTGGGATGGTGCTAATTTCAAGTTACGCCTAAAGATTGGTGACAATAATATGGCAACTTATGTTAGTAGCACATGGGAAAATCCTGGTCCTATTGGTACTGATGAATATATTCAAAAGATTGCGGATCAACAATATCCATTATCAGAATTTCTTACACCAAAATATTTTAAGACCTATGATGAACTAAAGAAACGCCTTGATTATGTTTATAACAAGCCCACAACGGTAGGAACAGCGGGAGATTTAGCCAATAAGTCTGTTCCATTCAAGGCACCACCCTCTAAATCTGCTCCTGCTATTAATTCAGAGGAAGGTGAAGAAGAAAATTATGAGGAATATTTTAACTCATTATTATCTGAATAACATTATGTAGGTAATCTCCCAGAGGCATAGAACATTGGAGCATCGGTATATTGGTATATCATCGCAGACAATGCATCTATGTCTCCTGGGAAATGGGTATTAACATTTCCATGTAATCCTGCAATAGGCTGTCCATGAA